ATTTAACTCCTAATTGTCCGATTCCAGACAATCTAACCGCTTCTGTGTTATTTGCAATAGAAGCTCTATTAGATAATGCTTTTAATTCAACTTCTACGTTTTTATCACCTTTAGCAAGTGCGTTGATTTTCTCTTTGTTAGCTTTAATTTCTTCTTCTAACGTTTGAGTTTGATTACCACCTTTATTAGTTTGCTCTAATAATTGGTTTGCAACTTCTTTAGAAACAAATTCTTTCATAGATTCATTTGCTTTTGCAATTTCAGATTTTTGTTCTGCTGACAATTCAGCTTTTAATTCTGCTTTGTTATACGCCTCTAATTCATTTTTGTATGCGTCTAATTCAGCTGGAGTCATTTTTTCTAACTCTTCTGTTGATTTTTTTACAAAATTCATTTTTTAAATTTTTAAATTGTTATACTTCTTTTTCTTTTTGGAGTTTCTTGCTCCGTTTGAGTGTCTTTAGACTGCTCATCTTTTTCAGAAGTGTCATCAACTGCTTCTGATTTATTATCTACTCTTCCTGTTGCGCTATTTGAACCAAACAACACTAAAGAGCTTTCCATTACGTTTTTAGCTTCTTTTACTACCCAAAAATAATTTATTTCGTCAAAGTCTGACTTATTGGCAATTAATGGGAAATATTCATCATAAGTAGCTTTTTGTTTTGCATAGTCTGGATTTGTTGAGTTAATAGCAGTTTCTATTTTAATATACTGCATTCTAACACTTGCTTCTAATTCGTGACCCTCTTCTAACCATTCTTTAGCTTCTTTGTTAACTATTTTGTTTTTAGCTACTTTATATACTAAAGAATAAGTTTCTCCCTCGTATGACTTACCTAATAAGCTCCATGATACTTTTGCTGTAAACATTTCAACATCTTTACGCATTGCGATAATATCGGAACGTTTAAGAGAATGGTCAAAAACTAAATATACCTTTCCTTGTTGGTCTTTTACATTTTTATTCCAATTTCCATCAACGTGCATATCATTGTGAGAATCTAAAATATTAGCGGAATTAACAACAAAATAGTAATAATCATTATCAAACTTAATACCTTTGTTTGCTTCAGTTTCTAATGCCTTTTGAATTGATTCTTGATTAGTTACAATTTGTAAATCCTTTTCACAAGACTTATAAATTTCTGACTTTTTAGCATCAATTATAAAAGTTTCATTTTCAACTAAAGCCTTGAATAAATCATCTTTAGTTTCAAACTTTTTATCTAATTCTTTGCAATATATTTTACTCATTTCTTAACGTATTTATCGTTATCTAATATCTTTTTTCTATCTTCTAATGCTTTTTTTAATTCTGGACTTAAATCTTTATCTTTTAGCATTTTTTCAATTTCTTTAGTATCCATTATTTAATAGTTATTAGTGTTATAGTTTTATCTTCTTTTATTGTCTTAATTTTTGTATATCCTAATTTTTTTCTTTCTTGTAAATAATAAATAAGAGAATCAATATACTCTATTGCATTTTCTTTTAAATAGATATTTTCTAAATCTAAATTTGTAAATTTTAATTTTTTGTTAATATCCATAAATTTCTTTTAGTTTATTAGTTATAATTTTAGTGTCTAAACCTAACTCTTGAGCTACTTTTAAATTGTTTAATTCAATTGTAGTGTTTGCTATCTTTTCGCTTTCAAACACCGCATTAAATGGCAAATGTTTAAATGTTCCTCTAATATCTTCTTTCTCTAAAATTATTTCGTATAAGTCAGAGTGTTGCTGTGCTTTTGGCATCATTGCGTAATCAACAAAAGAACCAACAGACTTTTCTTTGTTATCGAAAGTAGAGCCTTTCGCAAGTATATCTAAAATATCTTTTCCTAAATCATACATGTTACCGATAATAGATAAATCAGAAATATAGCTTTCGTCTAATTTAAGGCTCGATAAGTTTGTTACTAACTGCTTGACATCAATCTTTTGTTTAGTAGCGTAAATCTCTTTATTACTTTGTAATCCTTTAGTTATGCTATCTTTTTCAGCATCACCCATTGGTGTGCTAAATTGGTCGCTTGCATCGTGTTGTCCGCTCACACTAAATTTAGTTGTGTAAAATAAGTTTCTATTCTTTGCTTTTAGACTTAATTCGCTATTCTTTACAACTTGATATAAAGCATCTAAACGGCTGTTTCCTTCCAACCAATTACCACTCACAGAGTTTGATAAATCAGAAATAATATAAAGGTTTTCAAGTTTTAGTGTTTGCCATTCTGCATCATCGTTAAATCTTGCTTTAAATTGCCCTTTACGTGATTGTTTTACTTGATATTCAGAAAATCTAAATTTGTTTATTTCTTTTAGTTGGCTGTCTTTTATATCCATATTCATTGGATTAAGACAATACCAAGTGTCGTTCTCCACATAGATATAAGCATTACCTAAATCACGCCAAAATGATACATCAAAATGAAAATCAACCCAACTTTGCATCGGGTTTGGCTGTTTCTTGTAAGTGTATAAAAAGTCTGTAGTAACTAATTTGTCATTTGAATATTCGTTAAACTTAATTTGGCTATATACATTCGCACGATAAGATAAAACTTTTAAAACCGCTGGATTATATAAAGCTGATTCAATACGTTTCTTGTTGTCTTTAAATCCTTTTGAGCTATCATTAAAATTAAAAAGGTCTTTGAAACCATACCAAAGAGAGCCATCTTTAAAACGCTCTACGTAGTTAGGTCGTTTATTATTTCCGAATGATAAATTAAAGTTAAACTCCATATTTATATAATAAAAAAGCGTATAGCCTTACCAACTTAATGATAAGGTTATACGCTAACTATTTGCTTTTTGTTCTCTGTCATCACGACAATAAACCGAATTAATTAAATACAAAGATATACTATTTTTTTAATATGCAATCTTTTTTTAATATTTTTTACTTATTATTTTCAAAGTGTCTTCTTAAATATCTTGTTGGGTCAATTACATCGTCATTCAATTTAATAACTTCATCGTCAACAATCCCTAGCCTGTCCGTTGCATAAGCGTAATTTCTAAACTCGTAGTCTATGCCTTTTGATGTGTCAGTATAAAATACGTTTGTATTGTGCAGTAAAGAAATTCCAGCCATAACAGAGCCTTTAGGTTTGTCAATTCCGTAAGCGTAACCCCAACCAAATTTTCGCAAAAGAAATACATTATCAGGTACTGCGCTATCACAAACTATAATAGCATCTTTTGGAATGCCTAACTTTGTAAGTGTATGAATGATTATTCCACCCTCACTTGTGTTTACTATTTTACGTTCGTTTTCGTTTAGCTCTGCAAGTAATTCATTTTCTGATTTATAGTTTAATTCGTGAACATAAAAGTTATTTTTATAAGGGTCGTACTTTCCTTTGACTATTCCCATTTTATGATTTTTACCCCAGTCAATAGCATAAACCTCTTTTAATTGTAAGTTAAGATATTCTTTGAATGTAATTTGTTTCCAATTATTAAACACTCTTCCCTCAACTGCTTCTGTCCATCCACCAAGAACAATCTGTTCATACTTTTTATGGTCTTCAAGTTTTAGCGTTTCGTAATAAGTTATAATGTTTTTAGCAATATATTCTTTAGGCACATCAAGATAAGAAGTATGAATATACATAACGTTATCTTTTACGCCATTAAAACCAGCCTCTATGTTTCGTTTTAAAAAGAAGTGTCTAAATATCCAATGATGCACGCTTGACGGATTAAGAAGCAACAACGTTAAGTTTCTTTTATCTTTACTTCTAATTGATAAAAATACCTTTTCAAATGTTTCATAATCTGGCAACTCTTCGGCTTCATCAACTACAAAAACATTAAAACCGCTCAATGATTTTAAATTAGCGGTTTGTTGTTTACTTCCTGTTTTGATACCTTTAAAAGCAATTCTATTACCTTTGTACTCAATATGTGTATTAGTTGAAATAGCTTTGTTTTGATAGTTTAAAAGCTCTATTTTATCATCTACTTCTGGTTTAATAGAATCAATAATAGATATATTTGTAAAACGTGTGTATAAAATATTCCACGCATACTCAACAAGTCCTATTAAAGAAAATACAGCTACTACAAACGATTTGGCGGAACTACGCCCTCCAGTAATAACAATCGTGTCAACTTCTGGATATTCGTTTTGTAATAGCTTAAAAAGATTTTTATATTTCTTACTAAATTTAATCTCCATCTTCTTCTGAATCAACAAACTTTATTATTGGAGAAGTATTGACATCTTTGCCATTAGTTGTAATATCTGTTTGTTGTCTATCGGTCATATTATGGTTGTTCTTTAAAATAAAGATTGCCATAGTTGAATTAGCATCTCCGTCAAGTCCTTGTTTTACTAATCTGTTTTTAACAATATCCTTTGCTCTTTTTATTGATTTAAAAACAGTATCTGGATATTTGTTTAAAAGATAGCTAATTAACTCTTCATATTCCCCAACTTCAACAACTGCTTCGGACAAACTTCTACAGTTTTGGTTTTTTTGAACGTGTTTTAAAATATCATCAAAAAACATTTCAGTACGTTCTATATCCCATTTTTCAGCGTTCTTGTTCCCTTGCATTTTTTCACTTACTGACATATTTATAATTTTGTTGTATCTATTGAAATTATACTTTCTTTTACTTCTTTACCTTTTAGTATTTTGAACTCTTCATTTACATAGTTTCTTTCACTCTCTGAAATATCTTTTAGAGCTTGTTTTTTGCTTTTGCTTTGTCCTACTTTACTATAACCTTTTTTCATAGTTGTTTTAATAAATCTTCTTTTTTCATAAATACAAATTTAGTAAATTAATTGATATGTTTTACATTTTTATTCCAAAATAAATAAAATCAAGTAATTGTATTATCTATTTCAATCGTTTAGGGTTATCTTTAGAAACGTATAGTTTATCTCTTTCGGCTTCTAATTCTTTGAAGTTAAGTTTTGAATTGTTTAATTTTTTCACGATAGTATTTAATTAATTCTTTAACCTCGTCTATTGATAATTTTAAAGGCTCTTGGCGTTGTTTTAATAAATTTTGATAGTCTTCTATGCTTAAAACTTTTTTAAGTCTTAAATCGTATTCTTTTACGTTTCCGTGTTTATCTCTGTTGCAGTGTACGCATTGTCCGTGTACATTGTTTTCATTAAATCTTAAATTTGGATATGCACCAACTGAAAAGAAATGTCCTGCATCGTATTTGTTTTGTAATGGTTTGTCGCAAGATATACAATTTTTACCTTTGTCTCTTAATCGAATATAAGTATTAAAAACCTTTTGAGCAATATTTAAGCAATCGGACTTTGTAAGCAAACTTTCTTTTATTACTTTTTTTTCCTTTTGCCATTGCTTAACTCTTTGCTTTTTCTTTTCAGCTTTTACAAACTCATTAAATGCTTTTATACATTCGTCGTCTGATAAGCAAAACTTTTGAAAAGGATATTTAGGTATAAAATTTACTTTGTGATATTTGCATTTATGTAGTCTGTTCATTTTTAATAAGTTGCATAATTTAGTTGCGCCAATCGAATAGTTATAAGCAAGTTATTGCCAAAATGCCTTTAAGATATTCTCAAATTTTGAAACATCATCATTTTGAAGAGTATCAAATAAAATTTCCTCTCCATCTTCTGATACTACATAAATCTCAAACATTCCAAATCTTTTCACTTGTTTCAATCCTTTTCTTTGAAGATTAAAGTTTGATTTTATATAATCTATATAGTCAAACCATTTTGTATCTTCATCTTTAAAATGCTTATAAATTAAATCTTCTACTGTCATTTGTTTTAAATATTTAACCTGCTTATAACAGCAATTTACTGCTATGGCTAGGCTTGGTTTTTATCGGAAATGTGTCCGAACACTTTTATTTTTGTTGTTTATTTGTAATCTTTTGGCATTATCAACGCCACATCAGTAAGTTGCAAAACGTTATAAGCTATGTTAACTCAACTGCATCTAAAAGCATTATTATTTTAAAAACCTTAAAACCATCGTCTCGCCAAGTGCCTTTAAATCTTTCTTTAATCATTCTTATTTCGCTTTCAGAATATTGTTCAGCAACTTCTACTTCTCCAGTATCAGCAAAATAATCTAATTTTTTACCGTCAAACTCGTTCCTATTTACATATTCTCCAAATCTGTTTTTAATAACGTACATAATTTTTAATTTAAAAAACCTCACATAACAATGCATAACACTAATATGGTTTTGGTCTTGAATTTATAATTTATTTTGTATCAGTGATACGGTTTTTAATATGAATGTTTCGGCTTATTTTATCCGTAACTAGAGTTATACTCAACGTTAATAATATTGTTCAATTTGTTCTTCTACCATTTCATTAGTAACTCCTATCCATTTGCAAATTGTTTCTTTTACGCTATTGTAAACTTCATTAAATTGTAGCTCATCCATATTTGAAAAGTTAATAGAGTGCGCTTTTTTATAAACTTCTCCAGTAATTTTACATACTTGCTCGTCATAGTTTCCACTTACTATCAATAAATCTCGTCTCATATCTTCCATAACTCTATAGTCGGCTTGGTTGTCGTATGCTAACTTAAGAAGTGAAAAAAATTTGCGATGAAATTTTATATTTCTGCGTTTAGTATATTCAATCTCAAAAACTTCATTCAAAGGCATTTTGTTAAATACTTCTTTGTCGCTGTCATAAGCTGGTTTAATTCCGTTTAGGTGTCTAACTACTAATAGTTTCATTTAGCTAATTTACTAATTTTTAGTTACTTGCGCAAGTATTTTCGTTTAACTTCCATACATACTCACTTCTACCATACATACCTATTCGCTTTTCATCTGTTTTAATTAACTTACCCTGTTTGGTTAAGTTGGTTAATGCTCTGCGTATTGATGTTATAGGGTATATTCTTAATTTAACATATGTTTTAATTAAATCACTTACAGAAAAACCAGCAAGATATTCATATCCAGAATCAACAAATACTTCTTTATCTTCTTTAAAATAATTTAATATTTCTTTCTCCTGACTTTTAGCCTTTACAACGTTATTCTTTAAAGTTGTTCCGATTTCGTTTGTTGTGTTAAAATAGGTCATAGTTTTAGTTTTAATAATCGTTATTTTTAATATACTCTCTAATTTTTAAAATGTTTTTTGGCTTGCACATAACCTTATATGGTTTTCTTCCTGTATTTGGTCTGCCAACTTGTTTTTTAATAAGTTCTTTCATATAGTAAGTTTTAAATTATATTCAAAGATAATTATTATTTTAATATGTTGGTCAATTAATTAAATAAAGTTTACTAATTTAGACAGATTATAAATAAGTGATTACGCTTGAAATATTCTTGCTCTAATTTCGTGAATAATACCCAAGTTATTTGACCATTTATAAATAGTTCGCATTATAAGTCGTATTTTTGTTTAAGTAAATTAAATTCCATATTACAAAAAGTCTTTTACTTCTTTTGGCAACCAATCTCTTTCGTCAACTTGAAATAGAATATCACTAAAAGACTTATTTCGTGAGTACTCACATTTAACTAAAGTTTTGTCTTCTTGTGCTTCAACAAATACAACCGTTTCCGCTTTCTTTAATACTGAACTCCCTACGTGGCCTACTGGTTTACTTGTTCCAAAATTCTTATGTAAAATTCCAGTACAATGCATTTTACCTTTTGCTGTCCATTGTAAAAGCTTTTCAGTTAGTCCTGTGCTTTGTTCTAAGCTGTTAAAATCAGTTACAAGGTCAACATATCCATCAATTGACATTAAGCCTATATTATCCTTAAAATCGCTTTCAAATATTACCCAATCAATAAAATCAAAACGTTCTTTAGGGCTATATGCACGAAGCGAAAATGTTTTATAAAGTTCATAATTAGCACCCACCAATTCCAAAACACGTCTTTGCACTCTTTGAACGTGGTACTCACTTTGTTCAGTATCAAAAGAAACTACAAATTTACCTTGTGAGTTATGTCCTTTGATACTTGGGTTATAAATATTTGAATTTCCACCAATATAACCAGCTTCAATCATTGATTTAAAGAAAGTCTTTTTTGATTTTGACGCACCAACTATACAAGAAAAATCTCCATAAGAACCAAAAGGAATAGGGTACTCAATCCCTTTGTAATTTGTAGTACCTATACTTAATGCTATTGGTTGCGGTTTAATTTCTTCGCTCGGGTCAATTAAAGCCTTGTTAAACATTTCTTTAAAGTCAATGCTTAAAGGCTCGTTTATGTTTTTATCTAATTCGCTAAAGTCTAAATTCATAATTAAGTATAGTTTTCAATTTCTTTTAATAAGTCATTTGCTGAATTGTAAAATGATTTTTCTACAATTTCTTTACTCCAAGGTTTGTTTAATTTATCTAAAACCTTTTCTGGTGTATCTTGCTTTTGTAATTCAATTAAATTCAAATCATAAGTTAATAATTCTATTTGTCTGTCAAGTGGAATTTGTAACTGAAATTTAAGTTCTTTAATTGCAAATTTAACGTCTTTGTAATAGTGAATATTTTGCCTTAAGAATACACAAAGTAATTTAGCATATAAGAGATTGTCTTTAGTCATTTCCTTTGAGTTTTCGTTTATAAAATCATCAAGGCTTTTTAACGCTTCAATATCTTCTTTGTAAATTCTTTCTTTGTTTCTTTTGAATGCGTTGAATATCTTCGCTACATTCTTTTTTAAAATCCAACTCAAAGCCTATCTTGTTTTATTTCTTTTTTAACATCAAAATCTTTTTCTCTTTTACTCCAAGTTCTTAATCTTCTTTCAATATCAAATGTGGCTTTTAATTCAAAAAGCATTTTAGTTTTTGAGTGATTAGGTTCTGTCCAATAATCATAGAATGATTTTAACATTTCAATTGAATATTTTTGTTTAAAAGGAACTAATTCAGATTTAAAAGCGAGAGAGCGAGTTTCTAAACTCGGCTTACTATCTTTCTTCTTATCTTTTTTTATCTCATCTTCTCTTATGGCATCGTTTTCGCATTGCGGATTTAATGCGGTCGCATTGCGCTCGCTTTCTTCCTTTTGTTTACGGCGCTTTTCCCAACCTTCTTTAGCATTTTTTGAGTTTTGTTTACTTGTATCTTCAAACTCATTAAGCTGTTCAGATAAGAATTTTATAAAAATATTACCTTCTAAAACCTCTATTATTTTTTCATCGCAAAGCGGATTTAATGCGGTCGCATTGCCAGCGCATAACTTTTGTACAGCAAGTTTCAAAGGAACATCGCCAAGTCTTGACCAATACATTGAACATAAATCCATAAACAAACCTTTATCTTCACGTGATAACATTTGTATATTACCATTTTCCCATTGGTTAGGCTCAAATTTAAAAAATGGTAATTCCTTAGCCATTATTTACCTCACTTTCTAAATAACCTATTTGCTTTTTTAACTCACGAACTAAACGTATTGCAGTACTTCTGTCTAAAGATATAGATTGCATATTATATTGATGTTCAATTTCATTATCTAAAATTTCAATATAAATGTCATTAAAATCAGTCGCAAAACATTGTAATTGTTTTTCTAATCCTTTTTGTTCAAAAATTAATTTTACATTTGCCATAATAATAAAGGTTTATAGATTACCTACAACTATTAAAAATTAAAAATCCATAATCGTTTGGGCTAAATGTAGGAGCGCCCGCCCGATTATGGATTAAATATTTTCGCATGTCGTATTAGCTCCTACCTTAATACATACACAAAGATAGTCAAATATATTTAATACATAACTATTTTATACGTTTTTAAATATAATTTTTTATTTATTGTTTGTTTTATATGTTTTGACGTATAAAAAAAAGTCCCTAATTTTTATCAGGGACTATTAAATCAAATGTTTCGATAAGTAACTTTAGATTTGGGTTACTAAGCGAAAGGGTCAAATTCCGAACTGGGTTCGTTTGTTTCTCCTTGCTTTTCTATTTTCCAGCACTCTAAAGTATTAAAGCATTTTTCTTCGCCTTGTGGGTTTTGCCACAATCTACCTTTCAAATTTAAACTAACTTTTACTTCGTCGCCTTTTTTATAGTTATCTAAAACACTGCATTTATCTTTTACAACTTGAAGTAATAAGTATTGTTTATACTCTTCTTGTGTTTCTACTACAAACTCTCTTTTTGAAAATGTATCGCTTACATTTTGCGTTTGGCTAATTGAATGAATTTTTACGTTTAATTCCATTGTTTAAAAATATTTATTTGTTAATTTTTTCTTTTAGTTCAGCTACTAATTTAGCAAATGTTTTTTTGTCGCTTTCTGCAAGGTTTAAATATTTAGCTTTTAAATTTTCTTCTGTTGTACATTCAGTAAGTATTTTTTTAATAGCGTTTAACCTTAAATTTTCAGCTTGTTGCAATTGTTCTTCTTGTTCTTTACGCTCTGGATTGTCAATATCATCTTCATCTGTTGCTATGTGAAAGTATTTAAGTAAGAAGTACCTTTCAGCATACGTTAAAGCCGAACCTAATCCCTTTTCCCAATCGTTTTGACCATTAGCACCAAATAAGTTTTCGTCTTTTTCTCCTGTTTCTGTATCAATCCAAGTAAATCGCATCATACATTTTGTAAGAATTTCAGACTTCATTTTTTCGTTTGGTGTATTAATACCTACTTTATAATCTTGACGCTCGTTATCAATAGATAATACTTCTTGTTTTAAAATCAATCCGTATTCATTCATCAAAGGCTTTATGTGTTCTAAAACCTTTGAGCCAGTAACATACTTATAGCTATTACTTGACTTATCCTTACCAAGTCCTAAAACTTGACTTTGAATTTTGTGTAATTTTTGGTAAATGTTCATAATTAGTTATTTGTTTCGTTTTCTGCTTAAATACTTTTGTTCTACATTCCAAGCTTTTAACCTTGCGTTACGTATTTTTTTATAGTTCTCATCTTCTAAATCGTTATCAGTTGGTAGTTGCCTTACTTCCATTCCAAGATTAAAAAGATAAGCTTTTTCGTTGTTGTTAAGTTCGTTGTAATGGTCTTCGCTTAACTTTAAATAATACTCTTTACTTCCATTCATAATTAATAATTTTAGTTTGTCAAATTTACGATTAATTGTTTAATTATCAAAGTTTTATTAAAAAAACGCCCTACTATTATTCAGGCAAATTTACATTCTTGATGGTTATTTAAAACGTGGTTTAAATAAGAATAACTTACTTTATACTTTTTTGCAAATTCTATTTGACTTGTTTTTTCGTTTAAAAAAAGCTCTAAAACTATTTTGTTAAAGTTCATTTAAGTAATTCATTTTTGATTCGTAAATATGATATGTTGTTGTTATATATACAGGCTCGTAAATTTTTAAATTATTCTTTTGAGATTTTGGTTTAATAGTTAATAAAAAATCAACATCTTTTCTTAAATACAACCCTCTTCTTATTTTTTTAACTTTATGTCTATAAGTTCTTGTTTCAAAAGCTGTTTGCGAAACATTCATTAATTCGATAGCATCTTTTTTGGTTATATACTTTTCCATTTTAGTAAACTTTTATAATTTTCTTATTAGCGTATACTTGCGTTTCAATTACTAAACCAGTTGATGTTTTTTCTATTAATACTCTTTTAGGTTTGCGTAAAATTTTATTTAACCAACTTCTAAAAGTTACTGCTTTTCTGTAAAATGTTATTGTACTCATTATAATTGTTTTTTAAGTTCGTTAATTTGTTTTTTAGATTCTGTAACTACTTTTTCAATATTAGCTTCAATTTCTTTTATTTTTTCTTCTATTGGGTTTGAAATTGTAGCCCATTTTCCATTATTAAAAATTTCCAAACCACCACGTACTAATTTGTTTTCTTGAAAATAATATATAAATTCATTAGTGGTTATTTTGTGTGTTTTTTTGTTTAATGTTTGAAAAATTTCTTTATTGTGTTTAAAATAAACACCATTTTTAAACCATCTTTTTTTAACTTCTTTAATAAGAGCTTCTTTTACTTCTTCTTCGGTGGCTGGTATTAAAAAATCAGAAGCAATATTGTTATATAAACATTTACCATTTTTATTTTTTTCTTCAGTATTAGTAAATTCTTCATATATAAAACCATAACCGTAAGTATTTTTTTCCTTGTCTATTTCTGTTATAAAAACAATATTTTTTTCTCTTCCTTTATATGTATCTTTATACCACTTACCTACTTCTAATTTACTTTTAAAAAGTTTAGGACATTCTTTTTCTATTTTTAATTTCCATTCATTACAAGCTGATTTGTGAGCTTCTAAAATAAATTCGTTTCTTACTTCTGTTTTCATAATTAAAGTGTTTTAATAATTTCGTTAATCTTTTTTTGATACTCTTTTTTTACTTTTTTGTAGCGTTTTTCTTTTTTAATATCTTCTTCTGTAAAAAAATTTACTTTGAAAACAGAATCGATATATTTGTTTTTAACCAATTTTAAGTCTATTTCTAATTTTTCAATTCTATTAACCAACTCTTTTAAGTTAGTTAGTTTTTCCTGTGGTATTACTGTGTTATTCATTTTAATAGTTTTTATTTGTTAGTATTAAGTTTGATATTCCTTGTTTAATTTCTTCGCAATTAGTGTTATTTTTAATCCACTCGTAACGCTGTTTTTTAATTTCTAAAAGAAGTCTAAAATATTGTTTTATTTTTCTTTCAGGCGTTCCGCTACATACATACATATTTATAGAATTTAAAGCTATAATTTTTTCGTAACGATTATTTAAAACTTGTAAACGTGTCATAATTTATTTTTTTAGTTATTTTGATGTAGCAAAGTAAAGTAATTAATTTTACATACGTAACAAAAAATGTTATTTTGTTGTTAATTTAGAATAAATATAAATAACTAAAAATGTTTTTTTGTTATGAAATTGTTTGTATATTTGTAAAAATTTAAAACCAATTAATATGAATTTAGACTTATCAAAACTATTAAGAAAAAAAGCTTTCATTCAAAATGTATCTAACAAATTGAATATAGAAGCTGAAACTTTACGAAATTATTTTCAAACTAATAAAGTCCCTGAAAAATATCATAACTTTATTATAAAAGCATATTATTTGCAATTAAAGTTTGATAATAGTATAAGAGAAAAAGAAGTAAAAATGTACGAACAACTTTAAAGGTTATGAAAGTGGAGTTTACTTTGAATTGATAATTAAGTAACGGTCGAGTGTATGAGTAGTGTGGCTTTGCACATATTCTCGATTTAACAATAAATTTAATTAGCCACATTACTTATACACTTTGTTATAGGTATGTAAAATTTACGGATTATGAAAACAATAGATGAAATAAAAAAAGAAGTTGCAAAGGAGTGTGCAGAAGAACATTTTGAAGTGATTTTTGAAGCGGAAATAAGCGTTGGTGATTACGAACAAGCAAGACGACTTTGGAACGAGGTTGGTGATAGATATATAAAACAATTTGAAAACGAAGGGTAGTAAATTTTATTACCTATAACGTTATCAGGCTTGCAGAAGTGGCAAAAAAGCAATCCTAGAAATTCGGTTAAAAACCGAGCCACAAAGGTACAAAACAACATTAAATTAAACCTGAACTTGCCATTTTTGCAAACCTGTGTTAGCATTAGTGCGGTTCTTAAAACTGAAATTATTATGCGAAAATTAATAAGTATGACCGACTATGTCTTAGAAAGGTCAGATAAAAGTATTTTACAATATACTATTTCTGAAACATTTAAAAACGGAGCAAAAATAACAAATGAAATTTTTGAATATGCAAAGTTTTTAAAAAAACCTTTAACTATATCAATGTTTATTCCTTGTGATAAAACTGGAAATGTTTTAAATGAAGTAAAAGAATTTGATAATTCTGTTGGTTCAGATGAAAATTATAATAGAGCTTTGAGAAATTACAAAATAGCAAAAGAAAATGTTTTATTTAAAGGATTTTCTATAAAAGAAAGAAATTGTAACGGTTCTTTTTT